CGGGAAAAGTAGTTATGTTCGTCGACGCCATTACTATTAATATACAAAAGATTTTACGGTATCCGCACCTATACTAATTGAGTCTAACTTACCTTCTGTTGATGAAGACTTGTATTCTATGTATACGTCCACACCATACACCGACGTACCTGCCGAGCTTGGTTCTAGTATGACCTTTGTGGGTGTTGTGCCCACGCTCATACTCCATGGTTTTGTATTATTGTGTCCAAAGACGGACCCAGGTCCGGATGCTATATTGAGCGAAGAGGTCGTACCGTTTCTCGTACCGCCCTGAACATCGAGAATCATCGTGCTCACTTCTTCGTTCCCATGTGTGAGTTGTGCCGTGATTTTCGCATGAAACACGTTTGATGCGAACGTCATCGCCACGTTTGCGAAATTAGTTGGTACGCTCACGTTACTATACGCGTAGTGTTTACATTTGTACGATCCATCATTGATGACGATGCCTCCGGTGAAGACCGCACCCACGTTTGCGTTTGTGAATTGAGTAGTTAGTGCGGAGGTGTTTGATGTTACCACGTCAAGTTCAACCGCACCGAGAAAGAGTGTCGAGTTTATAGACGCGTTCCCGTCTATCACAAGGACATTGGAACCCGTGTCTTCGACGTACAAATTAGACCCCACACTCAAATCATGACCTGGTGTGGTGTTTCCTATACCCAATTTCTCACCCACTGTGAGCTGAGAACCAGCCACGTAGACGTTCCCATCGACATATAAGACATTTGACCCCACATCATCGACCCACAAGTTTGAACCCACATCGAGTGTGTGTATGGGATTTGCATTTGCCACACCCACATTCGCAGTAGTGACGAGACCCGTTGTCGAGTTTGTGAATTGGATTGTGTTAGACGTTGTATTCCCATAATTAGTCACATATTGAAGGGATTGCCCCGAGGTTATACGTATGCTATCGAGAGTTATTTGGTGCGCCAAAATGTTTCCATCCACTGTTAAGACGTTCGAACTTATGTCGTTAACACATAGGTTTGATCCAACTGCTAGGTCACACATGGGATTTGTATTTGCGATACCCACGTTGCCCGTCGTCGTGAGACTCACGGTGTTTTGTATATGTATCGTTTGAGATGTGACGTTTCCGTTTAGTACAATGCCTTCTAGATTACTGACAGTTGATATACCAGTGAGTTCCGAACCATCACCCTTGAAATAACTCGCTTCTATGTTTCCGGTAGCCACCAGACCTACATTGGAATTTGTGAGTTGGATTGTATTCGAGGATACGTTTCCAATATTTACGGTGTCTTCTAGATTACTACCACCACCACCACCTGTTATTCCCGTGAGTCTAGACCCGTCACCCACGAAATAGTTCGCTTCTATGTTTCCAGTGGCCTTGAGACCCACATCTGCGTTTGTGAGTTGGATTGTATTTGAAGATACATTTCCATTATTTACGATACCTTCTAAATTACTCACAGTTGAGATTCCCGTGAGGTACGAACCATCACCAATAAAACGCGCAGCCTCTACATTACCAGTGGCCACGAGACCCACATCGGTATTTGTGAGTTGGATTGTATTTGAAGACACGTTTCCATTATTTACGATACCTTCTAAATTACTCACAGTTGAGATTCCCGTGAGGTACGAACCATCACCAATAAAACGCGCAGCCTCCACATTACCAGTGGCCTTGAGACCCACGTCTGCGTTTGTGAGTTGGATTGTATTTGAAGATACATTCCCTATATCAACTATATCACTTAAACCCTGCTGTTCCAATACACTTATTCTACTTGCATTCGAAGACAGATCAGTTTCTAAAACACCGACTCTACTCGCATTCGAAGTCAAATCGGTTTCCAAAACACTTATTCTAGATACATTTGATATCATATCTGTTTCGAGGGCAATACCCGTGAGTGCAGTACCATCACCTATATATTTGTCCGCTGTGACGTTGCCATACACGTGTACATTAATCACATTAGATGTATCTGGTATCAACTCTGAATCATCCGGTGAACTGAGTGTGTGTGAAATGATAAATTCGTTGCTCGCACCCCTGTAACCAAATGCGACGTTTGAGTCGCCTTGGTATACGAGGACGATGATACCGGTGTCCAACGAAGAACTCGTGTTATTCGCCCCGAGTGCGAGTATTGGATCTTCCACTAATAAGTTTTGAGTGGACAAATATGTCGTGTTTCCACGAACTTCCAAGTTTCCATAAAAGAGTGAGTCTCCAGACACAGTGAGACCACCCGTAAACGTCGCGTCGTCCCCAAAGAAATCAACGCCCGTGATATCATCATCAGCGAGGATTTCACCCGCAACGTGGAGCATCTTTTGTGGCGTAGGCGTGTTTATACCTACACTTCCAGAGGTGATGAGTGAAAGCGTATTAGACATGGTTATCGTCTGGTCGGTAGAATTGCCGTATTCGGTCACGTGTTGAAGTGAAATATTCGATATAGCACCACCATCACCTGTAATTATTCCAGTAAACACTGGGTTATTGATGTTTGATTTAAGCGCAATTTCGTTTCGTAGCGTCACGGTGTTTGCGGCCATTTCACCTCTCAAAGTGGTCGCATTCGACTGCAAATCGGCTCGGAGTGCGACTGTGTTTGCGGCCATTTCACTTCTCATGGTATTTTGGCTAATCGTAATGTTCGACTGTAAGTCGGATCTGAGTGTTACAGTGTTCGCAGCCATTTCACCTCTCAAAACATTTGCATTTGATTGAAGGTCATCCCGAAGAGTCAACGTGTTCGCGGCCATTTCACCCCTCAAAACAGTTACATTGGATTGAAGGTCATCCCGAAGAGTCAACGTGTTCGCGGCCATTTCACCCCTCAAAACAGTTACATTGGATTGAAGGTCATCCCGAAGAGTCAATGTGTTCGCGGCCATTTCACCTCTCAAAACATTTGCGTTAGATTGAATGTCAGTACGAAGAATCAATGTGTTCGCGGCCATTTCACCTCTCAAAACATTTGCGTTAGATTGAATATCATCTCGAAGAGTCAATGTATTCGCGGCCATTTCACCTCTCAAAACATTTGCATTGGATTGGATATCATCTCGAAGAGTCAACGTGTTTGCGGCCATTTCGTCCCTTATAACCGTCAAGTTCGCGTCGAGATCAGTATCTTGGATAACATTTGATAAGAAGGAACCATCTCCTATGAAGCTATTCGCGGTCACATCACCATACACGCGCATTTGGATGAGATTGGACGCATCAGGTGTGATATATGTGTCCGACGCTGAGTTTTGTGTGTAACCTATGATATATTCATTACTAGATTCTATGTAAGACGCCGTGACGTTTGAACCTGGTCTAGTCATGATGAGACCCAAATCAAATACAAAATCACCATCCGTGTTATTTTCACCCAATTCGATAATCGCGTCCTTTACGCGAAGATTCTCACTTGAAATTGCGGTTGTTTCTCCAATGACGGTGAGGTTTCCTTCTACGTATACGTCGCCACCAACCGAAAGTTCATGTTGTGGATTTGTATTGGCTATACCGACATTAGACGTGGTCACAAACCCCGTTGTGTTGTTCGTAAATTGTATAGTTTCTGTGGTCGAGTTACCCACTTCAGATAATCCCTGAAAAGTCAATGCCTTCCCACTATCCACGACTTCATTAGTTGTAATATCATAACACATTGCATTGGAATTCATGGCCTCGTTTACACGGATTGGCGCCAGGTAAAATCCTTCCTGTGACGCCTCTATCACATTCGACGATGCATTAATTATTATGGTGTTTACAGCTTGTTCGTTTGGAACATGCTTACCTATCCTGACCCTCTCGGATCTATCGATAGTGCTAAGGTTTTTCACCATTTATATTAGAGGTCATTTTAATTTAACATACAACGGTCCACCCGGATTTTTTGTATACACACAACGCATCTTTTTCTGTATCATATACCATGAGACCTATCGCAGGGTTCTTTATGTCTTTTAGTGCAGATGTTTTCATTCTAGGTGGAAGAAACCCGCATGTATTCGATTCAAATGTAGCTATCGCAGAAGGATGACCTTTATTTGTTCCCACAGCTAATTTTCCATTACCATCTATGGTCGCACGTGGGATCATTTTACCATCGGTATCCCTGGTTTTAAAAACAATTCCACCCGTATTACCCGCGGTTGTACCATTATTCGATTTAGTATACGCATTTATTTCGGCAAAAGAATCCATTGTGAGTGACTTTATCTCACCCAGTCTCGATGTACGGATTGGAACACCTTCCACATGAAATCCATGCGCTGTGACACTTCCATGGGTTTTTATAGAAGTCTTGGTTTCGTTACAACACGAAAGCACGCGTGAAAGTGAAATATTTGAGATGAGTGCGCCGTCTCCTTCGAGTGGTGCGGATTCTAATGTAGACAAACGAGTTCGTAATTCTGGGAGATCGGATACACCTTCGAGTGTGTTTTCACATTGTTCCACGCGAGTCTCAATTGGATCTATTTTCGTAAGTTCTGAATATACGTATTTAAATTTAGTGAGTTCATTTTTTATTGGATCTATATCACGTAATTTAATTATTTTCTTTTCAATGACACCAATTCTGTTTTCATTGGAGTGTATAATTGGAACGACCTCTTTTGTTTCATGAATGATAGGTGTTTGTTCGTCTATGAGCGCGACTCTTTCTTCTATTTCAGTGACCCGTGGCTCCACGGATGAAATCCGTTCGTTATGTGATACACTCGAAGAATCGAGTATATCTAGTCTTTTTTCGCATACACCTATGCTCGGTAAACGTTTTTCTATTGTGATAACCCGTGGTTCCATGGATGAAATTCGTTCGTTGTGGGATACACTCGATTCTTCAAGTGGGTCAAATCGTTTTATGTGTTCATCCAATTTTAAGTTTGTCCTCTTGATAGAACGTTCTAGGGTGGGTTTTACTTTCTCAAGTGGATCAAATCGTGGTATATGTTTTTCCAATTCGGATATACGAACGTTGGATTGTTCAAGATCCACACTTTTAGAAACACCTGTAAGTGTCGTGCCATCCCCGTAAAACTGAGATGCGATCATTTTTCCATCAGAATGTATGTTACCTTTAGAGTGAACACTCTTGTCTACGTATATAGAACGACCTATGTGTATATCCTTGCTTACCTTCAATTCATTAAATGTAGGTGAATATCCATCAAAATCTTCTATTTGGCCAACCGTTATATTAGACAAAAGCCCACCATCCGCTTGTAATTTATCGCGAACATATAGATTCTCTACCACCTCGCCTATGTCAACGTGTAAGTCGTATTGTACATTTGATAATAGACCGCCATCACCCACGAACTGCGAAGCTTTTACCGTTCCATTAAATGTGGTGTTTTTATTGACGTGTAACGCACCATCGGATTTATCGTGTATCATTCGTATCCCATGAATATCAACACCCACATTTTCATTTTCGGGGCAACCCTCTCCTATTGATAAAATGGGTGTATACACGTGGTCCTCATTAAGAGTTGTCATGTTTACAACTTCTAGGTTCTTGACCTGTAAATCGTCGATTTTTAGTGGTGTGCCACCAATTTCGACGACTTCTTTCGTGATCGTATCATACGCAAGTAAGTTCGATGCATTTGCATTACGTATAGGACTTATGTATAATCCGCTGTGTTTGATATCACGAATCTTGCTTTCTGAAGCATTAAACACAATGGAATTTTTAGGTTGTTCGGATTCCGACAATCTCCCTAACCGAACCATGTCGGTGGGTTGGTTTATACCGGAGTTCTTTACCATTTAATATACCATTGTATTTTAATTTGCGTATAGTAAACCTGCCATGCCGTTTTCAACGCGTAATATGTTGTAATTGACCGCATAAATTGGGTCTGTTATCTTCATACTTTCGCTCATAATCTTTGCTGAGTCTAACCTACTAAAATTTAGCGTACCTGTGGGCTGTAGAGAGCTTGTGAGAAGACAGAAGCAATATAAAAAGAAATCTGGGGAAGTCACATAGTTTGTATGATAATACGCCATTACGTCTATATAATGCGTTTTAGCCCATTTATAATTACCTATATCAAGTCCATTTATGTTTAGCTTTACTTTGTTTGAGGCAGAAGTAAGTGCACCATTTGAAGTTGTATCTGTACACACCAGATATTTCACGGGATGGTTAAATATCAATTCCTGATCCTGTTCTCCGGATGGAATATTTTTTTGAACTTGTGTGATGAGCATTTCGTGATTTCTGGATACTATATTACCGCGTTCTTCGTTGTCCAAGTAATAATAATTTGCGTATACTTCGTAATTGTAACTCATCACATTTTTCCAATAAAATCTCAATTCAACTTCGTGATAATGTAATGCAACTAATGGCAAAGCTGATTGTGGACCTTCACAGAAGAAGAACCTAAGGGGGTAAAAATACGATTTAGAGTTGATACCCGGGTGTGGACCATTGGAACTCTTAGAAACGTTCTGTGCGAATGTATCAATTGCGATTTTTTCGGTAAATACAGAATCTTGTGAATCTACCATGTGACCACCTATGTATAATTCGACTTTGTCTATAATTTGCGTCCAATCGGATGGATCGACAGCTTCGGTTCCATCATCTACTGCTATGTACACGTGCCCGAGCATGTCACCCGTTTTTTCAAATTTAATTGACGTCATGGAATCATTTGATACGTTACCGCGCATCAATTGCTTTTCCACGGATTGCGAAAAATTTGAATGTCGTTTAAATGTCGATGAGAAAAATGATATCTCTGGGTCACCCATGATGTGTTTATCTTGGGCACCAACCGCGATGAGTTGTACGACTCCCGTCGACATTTATAATAACGAAAGGTTAAAAATATATCTATCTTACGCCCTGATTAAATAAATGGTAAATTCTTATTCTTGCACACAAATTTGAAAATCATAAAGTTGTCTATGGCGCTATTTATAGTGGCACCATCTTCATCTCTGAGTGTACACGTGAGACGGTCGAGTTTTCTTATGGGTGTGGTGTATTGTGATTCAACATCATAATCATCTTTGAAAATGATTGGATTTGAACCAGACTGAATTATAGTACCAAATCCCCTGTTAAGATTCGACATAGACGCCTGCCCACCGAACACGTTTGTTGTTCGCTGTGAGTAATTCGTGTTGAGTTCATCTACCGAAACGTGGCACACATTAGAAGAAGGTGCGTCGATTCGCGCGGCTATGAGCTTCGCGTGAACTATATTTTCAAGTGACTGCGTAAGGTGAACCGTAAATGTATTTTTGCTAGATTGACCAATGGTATCAACCGTTATGGTGTGATACTCGTAATCAAAATCAGGCACAGCTGGACGAGTTGTATTCACCGTATTCATTACTTATAAGTTAGATTAAAGATCCGCCAATTCCACCAATAATCTTCGCATCGGCGCTGTCCTTGACGAATTTTTGGTCACCACAAATTCCACCTGGTGTCAAAGCCTTGGTGTAGTACGCAGATTCTGGGGATCCTGGGGCACACTCAATCTTGTGCTCCAGGTCAAAGATGGAAGTAGGTCCAGCTTCTTCGGACGTCTCGAGGTTGACTGGTCTGGGCTGGTACATGCTTCTGCGTGGTCTCATCATCATGAGAACACACAACAAGAGGAAAACCACGGCGATCGCCTTGAGGGTATTTCGGTTCGTGGAGTTAAGCTTCATTTATTATGTAACCAATATTTTTTATATTAAGTGCGTTAAAGAAATTGGATTAGTTTCAAAGTACAGAGTAATGGACGGTGAAATTACACTTAACCGAAGTCATGGGAATGTACTGAAGCTTGACGATAATGAACAAGCTCTCATGGACGAAATAGAAATAGAAGTTCCACGTCCTCGTACGTCTCTACCAAAACCCACTGTGTATAAACCTGTCACTCGACCCCCACCCATGGAAAATGCCATGCAGGAAGACATAGATGCCTTTGCGAATCCAACGAAGCAGTCTGCACCACCACAGTATCAGGAAGACCCTGTTGACTATGGCGAATATGACCAAGAGGAAGAACAGCAGCCATATATCCAAGGTGACTATGCCATACAAGAAGAAGAGAGACCATCGCCTGGATACAAGTCCATAGACGAAGAAAAGGCGGATCTGGTAAACAAGCTCGGTCGTCTTGAAAAGAAGGGATTCACTGTAAACAAAAGACTTAACGCATATTCTGGCATTGACGATTTACGAACGGAGGTGAGGAGAATTACCTATAGTATAGATGTTGAGAAGTCTATTAAATTCTCTCGTAGAATGCTTATTGCGTGTTGTACAGGATTAGAGTTCCTTAACAAGAAATATAATCCATTCGAAATCCAGCTCGATGGATGGTCGGAGAATGTGATGGAATCGGTGGATGATTACGATGAAGTGTTCGAGGAACTTTACGTTAAGTATAGGTCTAAGGTTGCGGTTGCCCCAGAAATAAAACTCATTATGATGCTTGGTGGTTCTGCGATGATGTTCCACTTGACGAACAGTATGTTCAAATCTGTGATGCCTAATATGAATGATATTTTGAAGCAAAATCCAGGACTTGTGCAAAACATGGTTGACGCCGTGAAGAACACGACACCTAGAAACACGGAGGCTCCAGCGGGCGAACAACCAGGTGAGGAAAGATACGAAATGAAGGGACCTGGGGTTGACATTTCGAGCTTGATGGGCAATATCATGATGCCTCCGGTTCCTCCTATGTCGACTACCGCACCACAGCCAATTCCAAACATTGACCCAGACGATGACGATGATGCGATCTCCGATATTGTCGATGCACCAGAAGACGTCGAAGAAGATAGTGATGTGAAGGAGGTGAAGGTGTCTACCACGAAGGGTAAACGTGGTCGTAAGAAGAAGTCCGTCGAAATAAATTTGTAGATATAGTATAAATGATAGGGTACTGCCCCATCGAGGAAGAGCCACCAGTGCGGCTTCCTCCCCGGGTACGCGGGCCTCCCCGGAAACCCGAGGCGGATAAAAGGAGAGAGGACACAGAAACGAACTATGTCGTTTTGTTCTTTATCGCGGGCGTTCTTACACTCGCCGCGATGGATTCTGTTAAAAAGTAAACGAACTATTTTTACCATTCGCATATCATGTGACTGGTAAAAACAGATTAATTTAAGCGTTTTCAAGTTCATCGACCATTTCTCGTAGTTCATTTATAGCCGCGACCGTGTATGCGATGAGACCCACGTAATCGAGTTTTGCGTGTTCTTCACCCCAATCTTCGTAATTGGGTTCATTCTTTGTTTCATTTGGTTTTGCATCTTTACCGAGTTCGACGAGGTGTCTCAATTCGGGGGCATCGTAATAGATGTCTTGTGCTATGAAACCAGATTCTTCTAGACCGTCTTTGACATACATGACTGGATTGAGTTTAGAAAGTGTGTCGAGTGAATTGACTATGATCTCTGAGTTTGATTTAGCTCTCGCATCGGATGTCGGAGACAAATTGAGGTTTGTGAGACCTGAACCATCACCGTAGTAATATTCGGCATACACATTACCACTTATAACTAAATTTGCGGATGTATTGTCTATGTCTTCATCATAATAACTGGTACCAAATGAAATAGCGTGTAGCGGATTCGTATTATGAAATCCAATTCTCCCGATTGTACTGGATGTATAAGATTCTGTAATAAAACTTGTAGATGCACTTGGTCCATTGGTCCATGTAGGTATACCAGAAGAGCTATGTATGGTTAAAAATTGTCCCGCGTTACCCTTTGGTAAACGCGTGAGTGTGTTGTTCCCAGACGCATATAATATATCACCCTGTGTGAACCCCGTGATCCCACTTGTTGATGTGATCATGATATCAGTTTCTAGACCCGTTATGCTAGTGTTAAGCGAGGATATACCCGGTGCGGAACTCCATACGGGTACGCCAGAGTTCACCGTTAATACCTGACCCGCCGTAGAACTTATACCACGTTTTGAGAGTGTACCGTTTGCGGACGCATATAATATATCACCCTTTGTAAAATTA